GTCTCATCGTTGGCAATTTCGAAGTTCAGGGTATATTCGGTGAACGGGGCGTTCGCATCGGAGTTGCTGTCGGCGGTATCGAAATCGACGCCGCTGATAGTCACCGTCTTGGCAGCGGCGCCCTGAGATTGCGTAATTGTCAGGACCAGGGCGTCTTTGGCAGAAGTTAGAAGCTCCTGTACCTTGATAATTAACGGCGGGCCGACAGCGATGTCTGCATCCTGAAACGTAATTGAACCCCTGGCCCGCAGGCCGTCCAACCTGGCATCCACGCAGGTATAGCCGATATCGCCATCGTTGGATTCACGAATCAGGTTCATAAGCAACTCGAAATTGAATGCAGTTATATGTTGAATATCGATGGTCGAAGCGAACTGGGCGGCTGCTATTCGGTAGCCGCCGCGAGCGGCTGTTACGTAAGTGGGCGCTGCCTGCCCATCGAGCTGCGTCCACATATCTGCAATACCTTTAGCTTCATCGGCTGGCTTACACTCGAAATCATAGGCAACCGTCCCGTACCGGCCTTTTGCAAAGTCCATTACCGCCCGGTGGATTACCGGATTGGTAATGGTGTGCTTGATGAAGCCGGTATCAACGGCGATTCCGGACCTTCGCTCGTAAAAGATTTTCGTACCCAATTCGCCGGTCAAAAGCCCGACGAACTCGATCCAGTCCTGACCGGTGATAGTGCCTCGACAGAATTCCGTCAACTTGTCTTTCAAAGGCACTTCCAGGCCGTCGGGGGCCGACTGCAAGAGCTCATCGTAACCGATATTCATACGGGCGGTCATCAGACCGCCGGCATCGACGCCGTTGACGACCAAGGCCTGGGGGATACCTACTCTGGTATTAACTGTTGTCATAATAAAACTCCTTTTAATTGGTTAAAAAACTGGTTTCAAACGTCATTTGAATCATGTATTTTTTGGGTGCATCAAGCACCTCGACGTCGCCGGTATAATAGATTTCGTCGCATTCGAGCTCGCCCCCGGGATGCTTTCTATCGAACAGCTCTATTACCAGGTCACGAATCTTGCTGACGCCTAAATTATTGTCGTCGCCGTAGCGGGCGATGCCGTCTTCCTTGGATTCGACCCCTATAAGTATAACGAATTCCAGGACCTGCCTTAACGAATAGCCGCCCTCGCGAGCTGCATCGGCGGACTGATAGCTGACGAATGCGAACGGCTCGTATCTGCCGAAGGCTTCCAGCCCGGCCTTGCTTGCTGCTATCTGGTTCTTCCATAAGTCGGCGGTCTTAAAGACGGCAGGGCCGCCGTCGGTTTCGGTTAAGGCCGCCAGCCGGGCGGCAAACCACTCTTCGAGCTTGGCTATCAAACCACCATCGTTAGCCATGATAAACTCATTTTACCTTTTCGATTTCGGACTGAATTTCATTCGTCATATCATCGAGCGAATCCATAACACCGTCATATAAGGCGCCGGAGCCCTGGACGAAGACGCTCTTTTTAAGGGCGAATAATGCCCGGAACTTACCTTTTTTGCCGCGCTTGATGCCGAACAACAAGCTGCCCCTGGTCTTTACAAAAAAACCTTTCGGCACCTGACGAGGCGATGCGAACCTTGCAACGCCGGAGGTGGTAAGACCCTCGCCGATAGGGATAGTCAGGAACTTGGCACGCTTCGGTGCGATGGTCATCTGCTCGTCAGAGAGCAGCCATTTATACTTATCTACGGTCGAGTCCGGTCGTACGCCCACCACCACGTCCAGCGGTGCCGCCGGCCAGGAATCGACAGAACGAGCTAACGCTCCGGTCCGTCGCTTCAGGGACCGGCCGGAGAGATAGTCCTTTACTACATTGCCGGCAGCTAATTTGCCGGCATCCTGCAGGCCCCTGTCAAACGCCTCGACAATTCGCCGGCCCATAGTACCGAACTCGGCTACTACCTGCTTGAAGTTCGGGCCTGTCTCAATCAATATTTGCATAATAGTTCATAGTTCATTGTTCATTGTTCGTCGTTCGTCGTTTCTGTACGCTATATGCTAAACGCTATGCGTTATAGCTGCGGCCTCCTGTAATTATCCAATGTCTTTTTGACCATAGGCAGTAAATCAATGGCCGAGAATTTACTGATGTCGCCGCCCTGGAAGCCGACGCCGGAAAGGCCGATGTCATCCCTGCGCTTGAAGATAAACGATGCCTGCTCGATGGCTGCCTCCCGCAGGTCCGCCGGTAACTGATGTTCGCCTTCGCCGGGGGCCTGGCCGGCGGAGCAGTAACCGCCGCGATAGATCACCTGTACGGCATCGGGCATCTCCGGCCAGCCGGCGTAAATGCGAGAGACAATACCGGTACGACCGCCTTTGATAATTCGATACTCATCGTCTTCGGTCATAGCATCGGCACTATCGAAATCGTAATCGCAGGTGAGCTTGATAGAAGAAATCGAAACCAAAGGATAACGGTCAAGCTGCAACAATTGACCGCCCTGACAGCCGTAATATTCGGTGACATCGGCAGCGGTGACAATCAAAGGCCGCCGACAGTAAGACTCGAACAGGTCCTCGATACCGGTTATAAGCCGGGCCAGAGTCGCATCATTTTCGGTATCAGTGATACCCAGGCGATTCTTGACGTCAGCGAGAGTGCAGATGCGAGCTGTCGCAGTATCGGCTAAAAGAACGACCTTTGCCGTAGTATCCTCACCGGCCGCACACACGGCCCGTATACGCAAAAACTTCGCCGTCTCTGTAAATGTACCGGTCTTTGCCGTACCCGAGGCAATAGGCACGGCCGGGACGCCATCGTGCTGGTCCAGGCTGGGCGTTATACCACCATCGTCCGATGTGTCGATTTGTACATCGGTAAGAGCATTAGCCGAGCCACCGCCGGCGTTCTCGACTATAATCGTAAAGCCGGAGACCTGCTCGATATTGACCCAGTCAATAAGTGTAGTTAGGTCCTCATCGACTGCGATTGCTTCGCTCGTTTTTGCAACCAACTCGGCCATTTATAACATCTCGTTAAAAGCCGTTTACAGCTATTTTGTTCTGTAGTTAGAACCGGTTTTATCGGGCCGCATCTGCTTGTCCCTGGGCGAGGTCATCTGTTTTTCGGCCACACCTTCAGGCAGAAGCTCTACCAGTCTTTTGTGTAGGTCCAATTTTTCGCCCTTCCTGAACGTTCCCAGAGGGCCGCGATAATTATTGTTGATTTTCACCTTCATCTTTCGATTCCTTTTTCTGCTCATCCGATTTTTCCGAGGCTGGCACAACGTCGGCCTCGGCTTTGGCTTCGGCGATCTGTTTGAGCTCATATTCTGCGTCTTTGACCTTGACACTGAGGATTTTGCGTCTCTGGTAGACGTCATTAAGCCGGTTCCTGGTTGCTTGTACGGTGGCGTCCAGCGTAGTCGATTCAGCGTTTAGCGACCGCAGCCGGTCCTCGATACCCAGTTGCTGCATCCTGTGCTCGTCCATCTCGACCTCAATGTAAGAGTTCGAATCCAATTTTGCGACGATTTTTTGGGGCAGGGAGACGGTCTGACCCTTCAGGAATATGCCGTCCGGCCCCACCTGATCGGTTAACATTTTTATCCACATATTCTTTACCTCGCTTTACGATTTTAGAAGGCCCCCCCCTCTTGCTTTCGCAAGAAAGCAGGGGGGGGCGTTAACAATCATCACAATCAAAGCTAAAGCTGCTTACGCCTCGATCAGCTCGGTCAGGCCCATGCCGGCGGCGTTGCGGGGACTCTCATCGACCGGAAAGCCGGCAGCCAGAATGGCCAGGTTCGAGCCGTTCACGGCGCCCGCCGCCGAGTGTGGGGCCTGAACCCGCATATAGCGCTTATGGCTCTTAGTCAGATCGACATAGATGCCGAACAGCTTGTCGTCCTCATTGTACTGGATGGCGTCTGCCAGGGCCGCGCCGGTGACGGCCGTATAACTGCCGCCGGCTGTATCACATTCTTCAACAAGCGGGGCGGTCCCTTCGGCGGTAGAGCCGATAGCATCACCGGCTGCGACATCGGTAGTGCCGACCATAAGCAGAAACAAAAGCGATCCGAGACCCTGGGTGTCGATATAGGTGTTGCCTGCAAAGTCGCCATTATCCTTAATCTGCGGAGGCGTGACCGTTTTGAGCTTAAGCATCTTTAGAATAGCTCTTAAATCCATCTTACAATCTCCAAAAAGTGTTTATGGTTCAGGGTTCATCCCCCCTTCTTGCTTTTGCCTGCTGCCACGTCTTGCGACGCGAGTCGCAGCGGCAAGCAAGAAAGCAGGGGGGACCAATTATCAACTCGCTTACGTGGCCGCCGTAATCAAACCACAAATAGGACCGGCATTGGTCGTATTGCCTACACCGTGGGCGTTGACGGCAATTCGGTCACGGCCCCTGACGGCGATGATGCCCTTCTCGAAGTAGCGCTCGGAGCTCTGGGCGAACTCAATGCCGCCCCGTGTACCTAACATTGCCCCCTGGCGAAGATTGGCCAGCAAGGCGCAAATCTGGCTAATTCCCGTGGCCTTGGGCATTACCTGAGTAAATTCCACCGGATAACCCAAATAGGTGCGTTGCTTGACAGCCTGGCCGGTAAGGATTTCAGTTGCAGTACCACTGCCGGCTGCCAGGGCGAGACTTACCATTATGGTGTAAAAGAAATATCGATGTACATACCACTTGGCTTCGCCATCGTCGGCGAACTCAGGCAATATGCCGGCTACTTTTTCAAAATCGACCAGGGCGAGTTCAGCATAAGTGTCGCCGCTACCTACAGCGAGTGATTTGATATTGGCGATAGTAGCATCGACTGCCCGCAGTGCGCCGGTAATTCCGGTCATACCGAAATAGGTGCTTGTCCCATCGCTGAGGAAGCCAATCAGGTCCTCGTAGTAGGCCATAGAGCGGGCGAACAGACCTGCCAGCATCTCACCGAGGGCAACCAGGGCATCTTCCTCGAGCTCCATCGAATAGCCCGTCAGGAAGTTGAGCGTCCTGGGCGTTAGGGTTATCACTGCGATAGTAGGCTCGGTCTCGGTGATTGTGCCGCCTTCGCCGGGGACGTAACCGGTCAACAGGCCGTCTACCTTGGGCTGGGTAGTCTGGCCCGCGCCCATCGGCATAACCAAGGCATTGGCCCGGTACTTGCCGTAGGTCTCCAGCAGCATGATGATGCTCGGGATCTGCTCGACCGTTACCAGTGCGCCGGAAACCTGACCTGAGCCGACCATAGTCTTGTGGCCGCTGCCATCCACCAGGTAGGGATCAATACCCATACCTTCGAGGTCCTTATTGACCTGCTCGACCCTATCTTTGAACTGGCTGTGGCCGCCCATGCTGGCCGCCATAATTAGCAGGGCAAAGGCCTTGGCCTCCTGCGGTGACGAGAAATAGCCGCGATAGCCCGAGCCTGGTGCTCGCAATTGCTGCGAGAGCTTACCGCGATTCAGATTGCGCAGATCATTGCCGAGTTTGTCCACGTGAGTCTTGACCTCGCCGATGCCGGTATTGAGCTTGTCGATGTCGGCCCTGCTGTTCTTTAGAATCTCGCCGTCTTCGCCGGTCCGCTCGTTGATAAGGTCAACGACCTCGGCCTTGGTGGCGAGGTTCTTGTTGATGTCACCTACCGCCTTCTCGATAACGTCGGCGGTCTCTTTCAGACGTTTTTCGATTTGTTCATTCGATAGCATTATTTTTATCTCCAAAATGTAGTGCTTTTTCTATTCGTTCGAACGACTGCTCGGCATTATTGGTATCACCGGCGGGAACAGATGGACCAGAGTACTCACCGAGTAGGAGCTGCTCTGCAAATCCGTCCGAATCGGGAATTAACAGTGACTTGATATCCTCGATGCCTTCGAGCACCGAATTGTGCATCTCGATTAGTTCATCAAATTTTTTGGGTAGCTCCGTGAATTCTTTGCCCCAGAGGTCTTTAGCTTGTGCTGTCAGGTCAATGCCAGCTTCTCTGTCGAACATACCATTGGTCTTGATCAGGGCCCCGCGATTGGCACCGACGGCAACACAGCTTACCTCGAGCAATTCGAGCTTTGTGGTGACATATATTTTTCTGCCGTCTTCCTCTTCGAACCGCCATTCGAGGTCGATGAAGCCGATAGAGATTGCTTTTTGGTGACCATCGCGGAAGTTGACCCAGTAGGTCTCGGCGTTCTCCGTCGTAGAGAACACGATGTCAACGTCTACCTCATCTGCGAGGACCTTAAACGATTCAGGCAGAGCATGCCCGATTACCGACGACTTGCCGGTTGATAATCGATGTTGGTGATCACCGAGCACGACTGGATTGACCGCGTAGCCCTTCAGCGCATCGGCTATCGCGCTTATCTCTATTCGTTCGTTGTGGCGGTCGATTTCGTCCTTCGAGATACAGACCGTGATTCGGCGGCTATCTATATCGACGGCCTTGACTTGTGGGTAGAAAAACTTCATTTTAGGTTCCATCTTGTTTGCCCTCGCTTTTTTGCTTGGCGTTATCGCTGTCCTTTTGCATATCGTTATAAGAATAGAATTGCATATTGGCGTAGTGAGTCAGTTCGAAGATTTTACCGGCTCCCTTGCGTGCAATAGAGACGCATCGGCAGTTTATAATTTCAGCGGCCGAACCAGCCGGGTCACTGGGGTACATCAACAAATCACTACCAATCTGGAACGGAAGGTCAAGGGCAATGCCTTCGGCATAACGGGAACCGGCATTACGGTGACTGTCGCGGACATTGCTATCGCCGGAAGTTACCCAGGCCTTCAGCTCAACACCTGCCTCTTTCATACCGGCCTGCCTGCCGGTACCGACGGCGCCTGCGGTCTGTGTTCGGGCGATAGATAACGCCCTGGCTCTGTTGGAGCCGAGTGTCTTAGCCAGCCTGCCGGCAAGCTCGTTCAGGCCTTCGCCGGCCTCCAGGCCCTTACTTAATTGATTTGCAACGAGCTTCTGGGTCGTGCGATTGACGCCGGTTATCTTGTGGGCCTGGCGGCTAAGGGCGGCCCTGATTACAGGTCTTCTTTTGGCCTGCTCGACTGCCCCGGTCAGCTTATCGCCGGTAAGACCGAGAATCTCCGAAAGCGTCTGGCGGGTACCAAGTTCCGAGGCCTTGGCGAAGAAGGTCTGATTGATGACCTTGATTTTACCGTCCTCGAGTTTCAGATCAAAAACAACGCGGGCGATCACTTCGTCACTCGTTGCTCGTGTCTCGTCCTTCGCAGTACGAATTTCACTGAGTGCCTTCTTGAGCCTGTCGATTAGAATACGCTGCTGGCGAATAAAAAATTTGCGAAGCGCCTCTTTATACTCTCGCTCTATGCCCGCCCAGGAGACGACCCAATTACGCCATACACGAAGACGCTGCTGCTCGTCGGCCTTTTCTCGTTGCTGGTTGCTCGTTGCTCGTCGCTCGTTAGCAGTCTTGGCTTCCTCTTCTCCGGAGGGTTGGCCTTCGGGAAGCGAGGGTCCCGTGAGGCCTTCGAGGCCCGCCTCTAAGGTATAACTGGCGGGGACCTGGCCCATACCAATCCACCATTCATCACCCCAGGGCCGGGCCTGGTAAGGCAGGTCGTGGGTTTCTATCAAATCATTCAAAGTGACGCCGCTTTGCGTAAACTTAAACACCTTCTCAGCGGTCTCTTTTTTATGCTCCTGGACGACCGGATGCTGGTCGTAATCGAACCAGGCGAAGATTTGCTGCTTGGCGGCGGCGGCCTTGCTGCGGGCATTGCGATAAATACGGCGGGACGCGAGCGACTTGCCTCGCATGCCGCCATAAAACTTGGCATGGGCCAACTCAACGCTGCGGACATCGGTTGAGTAAAAACACGAAAGAATCCCGCGAGTGATCTCGCCAGCAATCAAATCGCCCAGCGGCATTACGGTATTGAACATAAAGGCCCTCTGGGCAGGGCCCTGGGCGTACTGGGCCTCGGTACCGAGGCCGACTATCTCCGGTGGAACGCCGAAGGTCGAGCAGATTCGTTTGTCCTTTATCTGTGAGATCTCGGCTAATTGCATATCGGTCATCTTCAGGGCCATAGTCTTGACATCCAGACCGCCCGTCAAAACAGCCGTTCTTTTAGCGTGAGCGGCGCCGCGATGGCGGGAGTCGAACTGCTCTCGTAAGAGCTGAACCTCCTCCGGAGTTTGACCCTGAGCGCCGATGAGGATGAGACCAGGTTCGGCGGCGTTATCCAATGCGCTCGTATTAAATAGCGATGCTGCATAGCTGTAATTGATACTCAGTTTGGCGGCAGAGGTTGGACCGACGCCGTGGAAGCGATCGTAGGGATTGAAATTTTTAATCTGATACACCTCATCAAGAGTGTAATTGACTCGCTGGCCGCCGATGCCGCGAAACTCCCAGCCGATAAGCTCACCGTCAGTTCGCCGGTTGTGAGTAATTGCATGCATCTGAGTGCCCGATACAACTGCGATCTCTCTGGGACGATTACCGGCCATATCCGTAAAGACCCAGAAGACATCGCGGCTTAGTGCGTAGTGACCGACTGTCTGAATGATGAACTTCTCCCAGCTCATTAGCGGATTGTTGAAAAGAATATCGTACTGCGGGCCGGACTCGATGATCTTCTCGTCGCTGGTCGATAAGACCAGAGATAGACCCTGTATTGCGTTGACCAACTCCTCTACGCAGCGAAAGACCAACTCGACCTGACTGTAAGGCCGCTTCGGAGTAGAGCTGCTGTCACCGTCAACCCAGGTACTTTTGTCGAAGAGCTGATGAAACTGGGACAGCTTAATTGTAAAATCCTTGCTGGCGGATTCGACTTGCCGGTCAATGCCGAATCGCAGCAGCTCGGCCGCTTCGGGACTTAAACGTCTTTTTACAATTATCTGTTCCGTCATAACAAAATACACTCCGGCTTTGTACCTGAGTCGGAGGCCATAAAGGCCAGGGATTTAGCCCAAAACCGATCGGCATGACCGAGGTCTGTGCGTTCAGCGTCAAAACGAATATTGCCAGCGACTGTTGTTGTTTTTTTGACGGCATGCAAATCGTCACGCAGTTTCCTGCAAAGCGTGATCCGACAGAGCTTGTCTTCGAATATATGTCGCGTTCGAACAGCCAGGTCCTGCTTTATCTTAAGAGTAAATTCGACCTGTTCAGCGCGGTATTGGCCGTATTTATCGACAGTATCTTCGCCAATGGTCATGCCGATGCCGGTGGCATCGATACATATCCGCTCCATATTGAGCTTGTCCATGATTCTCCATAGCATTATTTTCTGTTCGGTGAGGCGAACCTTCGGGAAGATGATGGAAGCACGGTTCCAAAAGACATCACCGACCTGGTCTTCGACATCAAGGGCGGTCAGGTCACGGCGACGGCCTATGTCAAGGCCACCGAAACTCCTGCCACAAATTGTGGCCTTGATATTTTCCAGGATGTTATCGTTCAAGTTGCTATATTGAATCTCTCCGGGGACTGAGTTGTTTTGACAGGCGGCAATCATTTCGTAGGTCAGCCAAGCAGATGCTTCATCGATAAACTGGACCTCGAATTCCTGCTGCCAGGCCTCATCGTCATCAACACCTTCCTTGAGTTCATCGATATTATGAGGGACACCATCGGCGACGGCCTGGTAGATATCGACCTCGTGTTTGGACCAGCGATTATCGCCAGTAAAGAGTTGATGGAAGCGGTTACCCATACCCTGCGGGGTCGAGATGACACGGATTTTATGGCCGCGAGCTATCGTAGGGAAAAGAGCCTTCCATATTTTGTCCGAGTCCTTATGAAATGCAAACTCATCAAGAACTACATTGGCCGAGAATCCGCGAGCCGTGTCAGGATTGGCAGGCAGACCCATAATGCGAGCGCCATTGGGCAAAGAAATAATCAGCAGTGTATATCGAATGTCGTTCACGGTGTACTCCGTTTCCTGGATATCAGATGCGGCGATCGAATAGGCTTCGCAATGCATCTTGACCTTTTGCATGAGCTCTTTGCTCTGGCGTTCGCCTGCAGAGAGCAGCACCCAGTCCTCGCCTGTCTCCATCGCATCATCCACCACCTCCAGGGCGACGATGAAACTCTTACCTATCTGACGGGCCATCTTACCTATCTTAAACCTGTCGCGATCGAGGAACCACCGCCTCTGAAAATCGTACAGAGGGATGGCGACTCCTTCGCCATTGATGTTGTATACTTTTGGTTCCGATGCCAATACCATTACTTCACTATCCCGTACACCTGCTCCCTGATTTGCTTAAGCACCTCGGGAGAAATTTTCTTCTTTTTAGCCAAAGTCGTTATTTGTCTGTCTGCTTCTTTGGCCTTCTTAGCTATCTGCTCGCAGATATATTTGTCCGCGTTGATGCTTACCTGCGTGCAGTCCTTGACGGCCCTGGCTATGTTCTGAATCTCTTTGGCCGTCAAATTCTGCTCGGATGCAAATTCGATAATCTGTGCGGTAATAATCTCAGAGACGGCCTTCTGCGTCGCGCTTGCTTTCTCGGCGGTCAGGTCCTTCATTACATCGCGGACGATCACGCCGGCATTCTTCATTCTCGCAAGCGTTCGCATCCGCATACCGAATCGGCCAATGGCGGAGAGCGAAACACTGTGACCCTGACATACGCAATAACTGACCAGGTCCTCATACGTGGGCGTGCCATCCCTGACGCCCGGATAATCGGCCGGCCACTCGTTGTCTACGATCATGCGAATCAGGGTCTCTCGCAGTCCGGCGGGCAGCTTATCGATTGTGCTGTGTGTTCGCCTGTCTTTCGACATCATATCTCCAGGGCATGTGGTACCGGTCGTTCTATCGAACTACCTTCTCTCATTAGGAAATTTGCAGGCGGCGGCGGAGGTGGTGGTGGAAAGTCTTCACAATTCTTCTTTATGTCCAGCCATCGCCCATCAGCCAATATAATATTACCGGGAACTTCCCCATGACCACAACAGCAAGCCTTCGTTTTTATCCCTCCATCGTTTAACGCTTTTACAATATCGGCAATACACTGGTCAATGGGGACTTTCTTAAGCTGTTCCTCACCCGTATGTGACAATTCTGCATTCATAATCAACTCCATCAATATCGGCTCACGATTACAATGGGGACATAATCCGGTTTCTTCATTTATACCTATAACACGGACAGTCATTCAGATCTCCAGGGCGTTATCCTTCTGGGTGCGGTCCGCAATCTCCTTGCCCTCGGCCGTTAGGCCGATGCATTTATCCTCGAAGCGGTCGGCGCCGCCGAGCCTGTCATCAACATACGTGACGTAGCCTTTCTGCTTGAGATAAGTGATGTCCTTCTGCAAAAGCGAGAGGTCGTAATGTTCATCGAAGCCGCACATTACACGATAGAGAGTTTGAATCAGTACCGGAGTCGGGTACATTCGGTTCAGGCTGGACAGGATCAGTTTGCGGGCCTGCTTGATTTTTATTGGTTCGCTATTACGTTCCATTGGCTGCTCCGTTTCGCATTTCTTTGACTATTTCTCTGGATATATCACCGCATATCTGAGGCAGCTTTTCGACTACCGTCAGCTTGCCTTCTATGCGGCTCACAGAAGCGGTTAATGTTTCCATGCTTCGCCGGGTGTAGCCAGTTTCGCGAAGAAACAACTCTGCGCTGACAAAAGACCTTTCACAATCGACTTTACAGTCACGCATTTCTATGCCCAATGTTCTTACCTCTTTTCCGGTCTGGTCGAGCTGCTGGTCCTGCTTGTCAACCTGCTGGGTCCAGGAGCGAACACAGCTCTTGATTGAGCGAAGATTCAATATAATCAAGGTGCCAACGAGGGCTACGATAGGGCCGATAATGGCGATTACTACGGACAACGGTACGTTCATTTATCAAACTCCGTTTTTCTGGCGGGCCTGGCCTATCAGGTCATAAAGCCTGGTAGCCTGGTCAGAAGCCTTCTGCTCTAACATAAATCGCTCGGCACCCTGCTTGTGGGCCTGGTACTTATTCTCTGTCGTCAATCCTTTCTTGCGGAAATACCAGGCGAGAAAAGCGGCAAGTGCCGTTCCGCCGAAACCGCCGATGGCGGCAGGGTCGGTCCAGTTAACTTCCGTACCCTGCCGACCAAGACCAACGGCCGTTTGTGCATCCTGCAGGGTCTGGATGGTCTTCTCGAGCGCCCGGACCTTGGCCTGCAGAGCGGCCTTCTCTGTTTCTGTGGTGGCCTCATCCAGCTTATCGACCGCAGCCTGGAGCTCACCGAGCTTGGCCTGCCTGACTGCCTCGAGGTCGGCCTGCATACCGGCAAATGTGTTGGCGGCCGCACCACCGGCAAGGGCACCGCCTACAGCGCTCGTAGTACCACTGCCGCAGCCTGAGATAGATAATAGAGCAGTAGAGCAGATGAGCAGCAGGACAAAAACAAAGGTTAATGATGGTTTGAAGCGCATTTTAGACTCCTTTCTGTTGAACTATTTCAACTTCCTGTTAAAATTTGGTTATGACAATGGAATTCGACCATTTACGCGATTATGCCGCTTTCTTAGATGTGATAACCAACTGCATCTGCCCGCCTTTAGTGAAGGATCTGCTGGAATTTTATCGCCGAGTGGTGTCGCGCCAAAAGCCCGGACTAAGACCTTATTGCATCGAAGAGCTACGCGGGCTTGCTCAAGATCTGGACCAGCTTCAAAAAGATGATGATATCGAGCAGGCGAGGCGATGGTTCCTGTCGCGATCCATAGGCCATGCAATCGCCGTAACGGATGCCATTCAACTAAGGCTCGAACAGGCTCAATCCCAACCGCAACTTCTGCCAGGACACCCATCGACGGCCATTGAGACAATTCGGTTTGCCCTGCTAATTCTTGCCGATAAGCTTCAAAAAACCAACGATACCAGCGGCTGACCTGATAATAAGCGATGAGGGTAGTTACAATCCGGCTTCGGCATACAATCTTGAGGATGAACTTTTTCATGTCGGCTCCTTTCTCTTAACCACGGATTACGCGGATTACACTGATTTCAATAATCAATCCATCCTCCGTAGCAGAGCTACTGCGGAGGACGGATAATCAGTAATCAATAATCATTTTTCCGGCAGGCGCCCCGCCTCGCTGGGTGGGATAAACAAAAAAAGCCCGCACGATTGCATTCTCAACCGGCGAGCGTGATTTTCAAACTCGCTTGGCGGATGCAGGAACATCCGCCTAATCAATTTTAACCACGGATTACCCGGATTTCACAGAGTATATTTTGTACTATCGGCAGGGTCAAAGGGTTTTTTAAAGAAAATTGAATTTATTTTTACCCGGGTTTCCATTGGTGGCCGCAATTCAGGCAAGTTATCATGATTTTTTTACTTCCATGGAGGCCTACTAAGAGACCCAACGGTCCCAGAAGAAGGGCTCCACCTACGGCTTTGCCACCGCTATACCCTTTTTTGGTGCCCGTTATTTGCGTCGAACCGCATTGTGGACATTTAATCGAGCCTGCCGGAGGTTGTGGCTTAGTCGGAGAGTCGGGCCGCTCCGACCGAGAGATGACATCCGTTTCAAACTTGACAGCCAAAAATCGCTGTTTACATTGAGGACACTTGATTTGTCTCCCCTGATACTCGGGTGGGATTTCCTGTACAGCTTTGCAATGTGGGCATTGGACTTTCATTTTTCAATCCTGCAAGCTCAACCGCGTTTTCTTTTCTTTTGTTGTTCCGGCTCCGATTCAAGTAATTGCCTTAATGTGTTCCAAAGCGGTTTATCGGCTGGTCTTATTTCTATAATCATAGCCGGTATTTCTGAGTCCTCTGTGCTGGCTTTGATTATATTTTTAAGAGCTTCTCGTAATGTTTTAGGCTTACTTTTGACCTGATGAGTTTTTTCCGCACCTTTTTCAAATATAACCCCATTGGCCTCAGCAATTGTTTTTTCCCTTTCTTCGGCCGACAGCTTACTCAATGCTATAACGCCAGCAGAGATTATTACCTTGAAAGACCCTGTTTTAAGCACGAGGTCTTCTGCTACGGGTGCGGCGTACTTTGTTAGAAATGTTTGTGCCCGTGAAGCCATAGTAGATAAATACTAAAAAATCTTTCAGTTACAAGTCTTTACATAATAAACATTTATAACTTTTTATACAAATCGGTACATTTTTTACTTCCATCATGCCGAATCATATAGTAGTTTCTACGTTATTAACTTGGAGCAAACAAATGGGACGACTTATAAAAAATGGCCAAGAAACCGTAACCCGAGATGTCCGGATTATGACATCCAAAGAGCAATGGACCGGATTCGATGCCTGGGCGGCACGCCAGGGTTATCAATCACTGCCCGAGGCCTTCCGTGCATTAATAATTTCCGTCAACAAAAATAGCGATAATCAGCAAATACAAGAGCATTCTCAGCTGGCGAGTGGCGTCGGCTGATATTTTACCCCGCTCGGACAGGAAGCCGGGCGGGTTTGAGATTAACGGGGATGTCCGTTCCCTGAAATGATAGAACCAGAGTATAGCAGAATGACCGGCAGAGTCAAGAAAAAAATTAAGCAGCGATTTGCGGAATTGTATCTGGATGTTG